ATGGGAAAGTAGTACAAGTCATTCACCGTGGTGTGCAACTATGATGGGACAGCCATCAAATGCACCTGAATGTGATTGTGGTTCTCCATTTCGCCGAAACGCCGAAGGACAGTAATGAATGTAAACAATATGATAGATGTTATTAAAGATGTTATAGCTAAACAAGAAGAGGTATCAGGTCAGCCATTTACCCTCCAGCAGAAAAGGGAGTTTCTTGTAGGTGCTGTTAATAAATGGAATAGTGTAGATGGTAACGAGTTTATGATCATTCCACCCGTATTTTTGAAGGAAGATGCATAGTGGAGTTCCTATTTGTATTGTGCTTCACCCTGTTTATGGTATTATTATTTGTTTTACCAATCTTATTAGTTGTTGTGTTGTTAGCAGCACTATGGACATTAGTTAAATCTAATAGAAATGACGTATCAAATGACCTGCAGTGATTGCAATGTTAAAAAGCTAAATATATGGTTTGAATCAAAGACAAATGGTAGAGCATTGTGTGATAAATGCTTTTTAAAAGACGTACCTGTAAGGAATAAGAAGTGAAGACTAGACATATAGCACTTGTTGCCCATGATAACAAGAAACAAGACTTATTAGAGTGGTGTAAGATTAATCATTCTACTCTTTCTAAGCATCATCTATATGCTACTGGTAATACTGGTATCTTATTGCAAAACGAACTGCACCTGCCAATTACTAAGTTTCTTAGTGGACCAATAGGTGGGGATCAACAGATTGGTGCTTCTATAGCCGAAGGCATTATAGATATCCTTATCTTCTTCTGGGATCCATTAGAGGCTCAACCACACGACCCAGATGTAAAAGCTTTGTTAAGACTAGCAACCCTGTGGAATGCTGGTATAGCAGTGAATAAGGCAACTGCTGATATGATGATATCGTCTAGTTTATTTGAAAAAAGAAAAGGTGAAAAGTAATGGGAACTGCAAAGGCATATAGGTTTGCCAAAGAAGTGTCAAGGAATGAAGATCCTTGTATTGTAGTGGTAAATAACAAGCATGATAAAGAGATGCTTAAAACAATGTTTAAGACCTTAAAGTACAATAGAGCAAAGATAGTTACTAGAGACAGAGTATTTGATATTAAAGACTTTGAGGTTAAAGAATGGATTAAGGGTAAATAAGTAATGGAACAAGTTGAACGTCCTTGGGGAAACTATACCGTAATTGGTGCAAAGAATGATTTACAAACTAAACAGATTGTAGTAAATCCTAACTCTAGATTGTCATTGCAAAAGCATGAACATCGTAGGGAGATTTGGTTTGTCATTGAAGGTACTCCCCTAATTGAAGTGGCAGATGAAAAGTTTGTAGGTAGTCCAGGAACTGTGGTTATTGTAGATAAGAATGAAGTGCATAGAATCTCTGCACCTGGCGATAGAGTTGTTATTATTGAGGTTCAAATTGGTGACTACCTTGGTGAAGATGATATCGTAAGACTAGAAGATGATTATGGGAGAATAGAAGAATGACCTGTATTGTAGCAATTGCAGATGGTGAGAATGTCTATATGTGTTCAGATAGGGGTATCTCAGATGATGATATTATTACCTCTATGAGTGTGCCTAAGATTAGTATAAATGGATCGTATCTAATTGGATACTCTGACTCACCTGGAACTGGTCAATTGGTACAGTATTTAACACTCCCTACACCCCCTAATAGAAACCTAGATAAATTCATGAGGACTACCTTCGTTTCTGCCCTTAGAAAGGGTCTGAACGAGTCTGGAGTGGATTTAAAAGAATCTGCTCATGCATCATTACTAATTGGTGTTAATGGCTTATTATTTTCTGTTGATACCTCAGACTGGCAGGTAATTAGATGTGATTATATGTCTATTGGATCTGGTTCATCTATTGCATTAGGTTCTTTGTATACCACCGCATCATGGAAATCTCCTGAAAAAAGAGCTATGACAGCAGTTAGTGCTGCTATAGAATTATCTCCATCATGCAAGGGTCCAATAGATAACCTTGTTATATAAGAAAGACCAGAGTGGTCGTGAGAATCACTCTGGTCTAACTTAGTTTTATTATATACTATTGTGTCTTTTTATCTACTGGAGCAAATGCTGCATTGATTTCACTGGCACTTAGTTTACCATCATCTAGGAAAGCTCTTGCAAGCTTTTCAACAACAGTGGCAACACCAAGTGTACCTGCCATAACAACGGCAGTTACAGTATCAATTCCAACTAGGGAACCTGCACCAATGATTGACAAACCAGATGCTGCAAATACTGCAACAATTCTGAAAAAGATATTCCAGAGGTTTGTAACCGCTGAAGATCCAATTACTTCTTCTTCTACTTTATTCTTTGTCATTTTGTTCTCCTTCCCTAAAATTCATTGAGATTAACCATACAAATACTGCCCAAACTATTGCCCAAGCTACTATGGTTTTTGCACTGCCATCTAACACTACCCAGGCTATAAACATACCAAGAAGTGTAAATGTCTGATTCAATGTTTCACGAATTTTGTCTTTTATCCATTTTTTCATTATCTTATCCTCCCTATTACGCTACTTGCTGTTAATACTTGTGCAGCAATAACAGATGCAACAATTACTTTTTGTGATTCCTCACGCTTTTCTGGTGTCATATCTGCACCAACGTTTGCTATAGCAGTAAGAGCCTTGCCAGGATCTGTAAATACAGCACCTAGAATTTCTGAGGGATTCTCAAACATTTCAAGAGCATCTGCTACTTCAGCAAACAAAATTACGCCATTCTCCAAAGCCACTGGCTGGTCGTCTGGCAAGTCTTCATAGTCAAGACCAAGTTCATCAATTAATTCAGTTGATATTGCACTACCATCTGCCTGTTCTAAGATAACATCTACAAGCAATTCCTTTTCATCTTCCGTTAAAACTCCATCTTCAGTTAAAGAGTCTGACAAGCCCGTTACTTCTTCTTGTGAAATTTCACCATCTGATAATAGATCTCCAATGATTTCCTGTGTATCGGATTCTGAGATACTACCGTCAGAAACAGCATCTTCTACCGCAGCATCTATGATATCATTATTAGATGGAAGATCAATGGTTTCAGGAGTTGGATCAGGAGTTGGACTCTCTTCTGGACTTGGAGTTGGTTCTGATGGAACTGAAGGCTCAGGCTCAGGAGATTGGGTCGGACTTGGCTCAGGTTCTGGAACCACTGATTCAGATTCTGAAGGAGTTGGAGTAGGTGAAGGTTCTAAAGGCGGTTCAGAAGTTTCTGACGGCTGTGGGCTTGGTTCTGATGGCTGCGGTGACGGTTCTAATGTTGGCGTTTGTGATTCTGACGGCTGTGGTTCAGGGCTGGCAGTAGGAGTTGGCTCTATTGGGCATAACTGATTCCATGGAATTACGGATTCATCCCAACAAATAATATTTGGTGGTGTTGGAGGACACTGCTCATTCCAATTAACTTCTGAGCTATCCCAACACTCAATTGGTGGTGGCATTTGTGGGCAAACTTCATTCCAGCTAATTACTTCTCCATTCCAACAAGTAATATCTGGAGGAGTTGGTGGACAAGTTTGATCATGGGGAATTACTGAACCATCCCAACAAGTTATTGGTGGTGGCTGAGGAGGACAAGTTTGACTCCAAGTTACCCATGACCCATCCCAACATTGTGTATCTGGAGGTACTGGTGGACAGGTTCCATTCCAAGGAATAGTTGATCCATCCCAGCATTGACCAGGTGGTGGTTCTGCAGGGCAGGTTGAAGTTAGGGGAATAATAGAATTATCCCAACAAGTTTGCATTTCCACTGGGACTCCACCATTAATTGTAAAAGCTTCTGATATGGTAACTACATCTTGCCCAGGTGCAAATCTAATACCCCTTCTAAGATCTGCTGGAAGCCATCCAGTGGTTTCTACAATTCCAGACCAAGATGGTAGTCTTGAAGTATCTACAGTTAGTTTAATGGTTGTAAAATCACCAGTGCTTTGAGGATATGGTCGAACTTTCCACTCAACACAAAAGCCTGTTTCTGTAGCACCATAACTTAAATGCCCTCCAGCCCAAGTCACCCAATCGTATCCTGCAAGGGAAATAGATGGAGTTTGTGGATATGAACTAAAGTTAGCATCAGGAGTGCCAAAGGTAAGCGTTCCATTTGTAGTTACATATGTTACATCATATGTCGTATCGCCTAGAGTTAAGGGATTTGTTAAAATCATTTGATGGGCAATATCATCTTCGCCAGTCCAAGAGTATGTGTTACATGGCTGCTCTTGTATAACCGCATTTGCAGGTAAGACTAATAGCGTTGTAAGTGATGCCAAAAATGGCATTAATAATATGTATGAAAAAATCTTTTTCAATTTTTATTCTCCCCGTTAATCTATAAAGACTAACAAATCTATTATATCATTAGGAGAATAACCAGATTACTTAATGGCGTGTGGCTTACTTTCACTTACCGAGAGGCTTGAAACTTCAATATACATTGCATTATCATATAGATCACAAAGATTACGAACTCCAGAATAAGAACACCCTGATCCAATGCCACCTTTAATATCATTAATTATATTATAGACAGAACCCTTATAAGGAACTCTTGTTGAGACTCCTTCAGAAACAGCAATCTTTTTACCTTGATTTGCTTCTAAACTAGCCATACCTCTAAAAGATTTATACTTTCCAGTTGCATCAATAAATGTACTTCCTGGAGACTCATCTGTACCAGCAAGCATAGACCCTAGCATAACGGCATCAGCACCTGCTGAGAAGGCTTTAATCATGTCACCTGATGTTTTGATACCACCATCAGCAATAATGGCTACATTTGAATACTTAGATTTGTTTCTCATTTCAACAACATCTAAGATTGAGGAAAGGGTGGGCATACCATGACCAGATACCAACCTAGTTGTGCATACAGAGCCACCGCCAATTCCAACACGGATAGAATTAGCTCCTGCTTTTGCTAGTGCCTTAAAGCCTTCATAGGTAGACACATTCCCAGCCATAATATGGATATCTTTAAATAACTTTTTTAGATTTTTTACTGCATCAATAGCATATTGGCTATGACCATTTGCTGTATCAACAAGAATTACAGATGCCCCTGCCTCTACAAGTTTTTCTGCATCGTGCAAATAAGATCCTTTTGCACCAACTGCAGCACCAACAATTACTTTATGTTCAGTAGCAGCAGACTTAACCTGTTTTACTTGCTCTTCTATTGCCATAAATCTATGAATGATTCCTAAGCCACCACTTTTTCCTATTGCAACTGCCATGTCTAATTCACATACAGTGTCCATTGGAGAAGCAATTACTGGAAACCCTAAAATAATATCATTTCCAACAATCATTGATAGGCTTACGTCTTTTCTGCTTTCAATGTCTGAGTGCTGTGGCACCATAAGTATGTCATCAAAACATAATTGTTTTGAATCTTTAAATTTTATCATTAAATATTTCCTTCTAGTGCCTTAACAATTCCTTGAGTAAGACTAATCTTTGGCTTATAAAAACTTAACATTTTTCTTGGATCTGAAACACGATATGTAACACCTACTGGTGCTGTTTCAATAAAATTATATTCTGGAGAGTATCCTTGTAGCTTACAGACAAGTTTAGCTAACTCTCTAAATGATGTTGCTTCTCCTGAACCTAGATTAACTGGACCAGGGATATCTAATTCAATAGCCTTATCTACTGCATCTACAATGTCTTGCATATGAATAAAGTCTCTTACCTGATATCCATCACCCCAAATATCAAATGGGTCATCTTGTCTTAATGCTCTTGCAATATAAGATGGGAATGGATAGTCAAGGTCTTGGTCTGTACCGTAGCCTGAGAATGGACGGAAGATGTGTGTTCGAATACCTGCCTCTTGTGCAAACCTAGCAAGATACTCACCAGTTAGCTTTGCCCAACCATAGGTTAGGTCTGGATTTGATACAGCATATAAATCTAGCATCTGTTCTGAAAGCCTCATTGGATTTGCACCAGTCTGAAACTTAGTTGGATAGGCAGCAGAAGAACTAAAATAAACGATCCTACCTGGTCTTGTACGCATAGCCCAGTTAAACATCTCTGCATCAATTGATAAGTCTGTTGCTACAGAAAGCGGATTGCCTTCAATAGTTACCCTACCCCCAACAATTGCAGCAAGGTGAATTACCATATCAAAGTATGAGTCATCATCTTTAAAGAAGTCACGGCAATCATTTCCCTCTTTAATATCAATACCTACAATATCGTGGTCTTTATATTTACGCATAAAGTATCCACCAACAAAGCCTTTATGCCCTGTAATTAAAATTCTCATTCACATACCCATATCTGATAGTCGTAGTAATATTTGTCAGCAAGCTCAAGTTTATCATACCTAACTGGTATAAATCCAGTGGAAATTAAAAGTTTTCTTATTGCTTCATTATCCCATGCCCAGTAGTGCTCTGGGTTTGTGTCATCAAACTTACCTTCTGGAGTTGTAAGTAAAAGCTTGTTAGTCTTTTCTCTAATCTTTTTTAAGACATACTCAGGATCATCAATATGCTCTAGGGTCTCTGATAAAATAAACAAATCTACCTTAGGTATTAAATCTATTGTTTCTTCAATAGCACCCTCAAACTCATACTTAGGTGCAAAATCACCGATAAACTTGTTAGATACATTTAAGGCGTTTATAATTGTGGCATCACCTGCAGATAGGTCTGCTACACTTTCTACGCCCTGTATTTGTTTAGCGACCTCTATGGTATATTCAACACGAATCTTATGGTCTTTCCAATGGTGATGTTCATGAGGCTTTGCATATACTAATTTTAGTTGTTCTTCAGTATATTTTTCTCTTAGTCGTTTACGCATTTTAATATCTTATCTATGTCAATATCCATCTGTGTTGATAGGTATTCATCATAAGCCACCTTATCTGCATTATAGATAGCAGAATCATTTGTTTCTTGATAGCTTGAGTCCATATCAGATTTTCCTACACTAAAATGTAGGTGTTCAATGATTACATCTTCTAGGTAATGAATAGCATTTAACCTTGTGCCAAGATCTAACCAGAAGTTATCTAGGTACATATGCTTTTGTTTAGGTGGTGCCATGTATCCAATAGCCTTGATAATCTTAGAAGACATCATTACTGATGTTGGTAGTGCCTGTCCTTGAATTAAATCATTACCATAAGCAATACCTAGACTGCCAATCTTTTCAGTCATAACGATATCCCAGCCAAAGGTTCTGATCCTGTGGTCGTCTCCCATAAACACAATATACTTATAGCTATCAGCATACTTAGTTGCAGCATGATTTAGTGTACCGTTCATACCCATTCTAGGATTAACTTCGTACAATACACCGTCAATTCTTGGATAGTTATCTGCATCATCTTCATCAATTGCAAACATTAAATCACTAATCATTGACTTTGCTAAGAATTCTTTATGAAATTCTATTGAAGCATCTGGTCTTCCTCTTGTTGGAACAATTACTAATACATCTTTACCAGTCACTTGGTATCTCCTTATATCCTAAATAGTCGTTATGACGAGAAAAGCTTTGTGCAACACTTGCATGATAGTCTTCTTCTCTCATATGAACTCCTTTTTTACCTATGTGTTTTGACCTTGATTTCTCAGGGAAAATACACCTTAAATTGTTTTCTGGAATAATTCTTAATGCAATATTCCAATCCCATCCAGAGTTTTCTGCACTCCCAGATGAGTAATCTTTATCCCATGTATCTCTTAGATAGTTATTCCATCTATCTTTCCAGGTTCCCCATATCAGTGGTGAAAAGTAAGAACGCTTAAAATACGTTGTGTGGTCAGCATTATCTGCTTCTATTGACCATAGGTTACTTGCACAAATTGCTAGGACTTCTTCATCTCTTAAGTGTCTTTCAGATAGATCGTCAAAGAAATGCAATATATCATCTGATACTTCAATATCATCTTCTGCTAATACTACAAAGTCATATCCTTGTTCAAACATAGTGTTAAGACCTTCCCAAGGATTAAGAAGGACACCGCATCTTTCTGGATTATTTATTACATCTCCGTATAGATTTTGCTCACTTAAAAAGCTAATCATCCTTTTTTCCATACTTTTTTGCATGGGTGACGGTTCTAATTTAAAAAAGAAATCATATCCATTTTTATTTGAAACATCTCTCCATGACTTTAATGTTTCTTTAAGATAATCTGATCTATCATATGATGTAAAGACAACAGCCTTACGCATCATCGTCTCCAAATGTTTCGTATGCAATTCCAAGTTCATCATACGGAATAAAGTCTTCGTTCATAACTATTTCGTCAAATATAATTCCACCAAGATTGTATTTAACACGGGATGAGTGAGCACCAAAAGATACTAATTCAGCAGTAACCTGCTCTTCAATCATCCAAACTAATCTATGAAACATATGTACCTCTTGGAGGGTCTCCTTTTGCTCCGTCAAAATTTGCCTTTACACCAAACGACTCAATAGTTATTCTTAGTAATTGCAGATACTCCATTATACTTACTTTTTGAGTTTCATTCATAGCCATGATTTGATTCTCATAAATACGGATACCTACATAGTCTTGATGCTCTACAAAGTCAATGATTAATCCTTTATATGGTGGCTTTAGTTTATGTACAGCCATTGACATTTCTTTAGTAAACTTAGGCATTAGACTGCTCCTAGAATCTCTGTCCAAACTTCAGGAGTCTTATGAAAGTTTCTAGATGGACTAATTTCTCCATCCACAAGGTAAACTCCACCCCATACTCCCCATTCCTCATTTGTTGTTCCATGAGTAAAGCAATCAGAAATTACTGGGCAGGTGAGACAAATGTTATCTACAACTTTAGCTAAGTCTTGATCTTCTTCGTACTTATCAAAAAATAACTCACGATCCATAGACCTACATTTAGCTTTTACTATCCATTCGTGATCTAACATACTTTGCTGGAACCTCCCAACCATTTTCTGTTAAACTAAATGACTTTACATAATGCCATTTGCCGTTGATGAGTTTACTATCAGGCTTGTATTCTGCACTTAAGCTTTCTTTAGTTTCTAAAATATCCCATCCGTCCCATAAAAGATTTTTATTTGACTCCACAATTTGATGGGCGTACTCATAACTTGTAACTAACATTTTTTCCTAATTGGTTGGGATATTATTAGACAATAATATCATTGTTTAATTGAGATGTCAATACTATACTATTGCAAGATAGTTTAAAACTACCGATGTTGCATCTGATCCACTAGAACTCTTAACATGGAATTTTCTAGTTGTAGTATCGGCTGGTGTTTCTACTGCAATAGAGTAGGTATTTGAAGAAGAGGTAAATGCTGCTGCTGCTGGCTTATAGCTTGCAACAACATTTTGTGTTGAAAGAAAACCATTTACAGTTACTGTTCCATATCCAGAAGCTAGGGTTACTGTTGTTGTTCCAGATCTTAAATCAGAAGCCACTTCATAAGCAGTAGTATCAAGTTCATATGTATTTGCTGCAGTCTTTTTTATCAGTCCAGAAGTTCCTGCAAGTGCACCAATTGCTGTTAGATCTGCATCAAGTGGTTGATATGAAGCAAGTTGACTTGTTAGAGCAACCGTTCCTGTAGTTGCTGGAAGTGTAATTGTTACATCAGCAGAAGTTGGGTCTGTTACAGTAAGAGTTGTTTCATAGTCATTTGCACTTGCACCTTCAAAAGTAATTGAAGAGTCTGACAAGTACAATCCAGATACTGATGGGTTTGAAAGTGTTGGACTCGTTAAAGTTTTATTTGTAAGAGTCTGCGTAACATCAGTTCCAACTACGGTGGTCGTAGCATTTGGAAGTGTAATTACTCTATCTTCTGTAGGTTCTGCAACTGTTAGAGTTGTTTCAAAGTTATCTGCAGAAGCACCCTCAAATATAATGTTGCCATTAAAGTTAGCATCTGCAGTAAAGGTTGCAGCTTCTGAAACAACAAGGGTTCCAGTAAGATTTGGTAGACTGATTGTTCTGTCTGCACCAGGATCTACGACTGTTAAAGTTGTTTCATAGTTGTTTGGTGAGGCACCCTCAAATACAATATAAGCATCTTCATCAAGAGTTACAACGCCTTGAAATACTGGATTTGTTTTGGGTGCTAAAATACTAGATGCACTGGTAACAATACCATCATCTACATTAACAATAACTTCTGCACTAGACATTATGTAACATCACTTTCCACATCAATAGTTCCTTTAATAAAAGTTTTCTTTGTTCCTGTTGAGTCATTACCTGCAGCCATCTGCAAATCATACTTATATTGCGTACCTGGAACTAGGGCAGCACTTGTTGTAGGGCTCATATACATTGTAATAACATTGGTTGAGCCAACCTGTGTGCAGGTAAATGTTCCTGCAGATGTACTATCACTAACTTTCTTAATAGAAGAAGTAAAGGTAAGTACTCCAGCAGGGAGTCCGTAGGCTGTGCCATCATCATTTTGTAGGGTAACATTCATACTAAGAGAATCCCCCTTGGTCATGGAAATATTCACCTCTGCTGGTGTAAAAACTAGGTTAGCCATAAGTATATTATATCCTAATATTTGTAGTAAGACGAATTAATATTAAGAAGATTAGCCTTATCCATCAAAACATCAAAGAATTTAGGATCCTTTTTGTTATTAAAGGATAAAACGTGATCAAAGCCATAAGATTCAAAGTTATCAATAGCTTCTGAACGAGGTATTCTACGAAACTTTGTTCTAATTTTCTTTTGCTTAAAGAACCCTTCAGTTTTATTAATAAACTCAGCAGTATAACTATTGATCTTTCTAGGACCTGCGGTAAAAACCTCAATCTTACCATCTGATCCCTTTACATTTTCATCAATTGCAACTACTAAACCACGCATAAAGGTTGAGTAATCATCAAAGGCATCTGTACCATATACCAAAATTTTCATACTAAATTATACCAAAATCTACGAATAATGTCTAGTGTGTATGTGGATAATTATAGTTTTCTTGCGGAACATTTGAAACAGCAGTATTAAAGTCTATTGTCCATTCAAAGTCTCCAAAGCCAGAACTTCTTTGATATTTCTTTAACACAAGAATACTGTCAATTACCCCATCTATATAGTCTTGAGACATCTCTTTGCCCCTAAATTTTCCATTGGTGGCTAAACTTAAAAGATCATATAGTGGTCTATATATTGCATTAAAGTTAAATATAGAATTAATAAACTCTGAACTAATTGGCATTTTTAATCCAGCTTTTTCAAGTTCTTCTAAAATGTATCTTGAAATATCCATTAATTCTGAATTTTGCTGAGTTGTTATTGCAAACTTCATAGCAGAAAAAACTACAAGAAGTTTTAATTCTTCTTCTGTGAAAAGCTCTTTTGCTTCTTCATAATTCATTTCAAAATTAGAAATATATCCATGCTCACTTTCATGCTTTATAATTAAGCTATCAAAGTAATCTATTAGTCTTCTATCCATTATTTCCATACCTTTGTTGATCTAAAGAATGTTTTATATCTATTTCCTATTTTTCCTTCTGCCATTTTCCATTTTTTAAGAAGTGATTCATCGTGATCTTCTATTACTTCATGCTGCCATTCTTCTCTTTTAAATGGAATGATTTGCATAATTGGTGTTCCCATAGGAATAATTCCTTCAAAGTCTTTTCTAATAAAAAATGGAAAGTTTATAGAAACTGGATGCTCATCTGTGTCAACAACGGCTGGCAAAGAATAAAATGGTAAATCGTCTCTGTATGTTGGTGTGATTAACATACAAGAATATCCATTAGGTGTTTGAATTATCCAAGGATTAATAAACTTAAAACCGACAGGATCATATTCAGGTGGTATGTTAAACTGATCATACTGTGGATTTGGGTGGCTTTCAATAACCTTTAAAGAATTAGTAGCCCAAGTAGTATTAATTGATCCATTTTCATCTCTTGAAAAATGAACATCTGCTGGCAAAGTTATTATATATCCAGCAGTAATCATATCAAATACTGGCATACAAGCTTTAATTGTATGATTTGGATTCCCAGTTTCTTTGCTAAGGACTTTTTCTCCACCAGTATATTTATTTTGTTTCTTATACCATTCTGGTATAAACTTTAATGCTGGCTTTGGGCTTTCAAATATTCCACTTTCTACATAGTTTGATGGAATAAATTTAATAGCTTTTGTTTTCATTATATTACTTTCTGTTAGGCTTTGATAAAGTATAGCACATTTGCATATGGAACGGGATAGGGATTATTTTCAAGAGTTTTAGAAACTATTGTTTGGGCATTATTTGTTGAAGCGTGGGTATGGGAAGAGCTCTCAATCTGAGCACCAGTGTTTGCCGTATTAATATTATGTTCGTGTGTTGCAGTATTTACAGAAACAGTTGTTATATTTGAAGAGTTTGCAGTAACTGTATGACTATGGTTTCCCAAAGTTTGTGTTTGACTACCATCAGAAGCGTTGCTAACATTATTAGGAGCAGTAGAGTTAAAGGTAAAGTCTGCAGCTATAGCATGGTTGTGGGCATTCATTGTTGCAGTAGAGCTTGTATTTGCTACAACATTGTGTGAATGATTATGAAATGAGGCTCCAGCGTTCCAAGACGGCTCTGTAAAAGTGTGAGTATGATTAGTAGAATTAGTTACGGTTCCAGCAATAGATACGTTCGGCATAGCAAGAGAAAGTTTATTTGTATGAAGCCTTGGGACCCTAAAGTATCCAGCTGCTGGTGTAGTTTGACCATCGGAGGTATTATAAAGTGTTGTAATAACATCATACAGGTCTTGATATGCTGTTATAAGATATGCTGACCCATCACAAGGTAATAGTCCTTCTGCTACCCATAACTCTTTATTTGGAGTTTGTATTTGTGAATATGGTCCAGCAAGTTGAACAATGACTCCTGTGGGAAGATAAGAATTAGAACTTACAACTGTGTCTATATAGTCTGATTTAAAGTCTGCCATTTTTATTTAATACTTTATAATAAAGTATAGCTCCGTTCTTGGTGGTAAAGGATTAGCTGTTCCAGAATTTACTCCAGGAGCTTGGTTTCCACTTCCTGTTGTAACATTGCTATCAAATGTTGGTGTATGTGTGTGGTTAAATGACTCAGAGGAATGAACAAGGGAAAGAGTATGGGTATGATTATGTGAAAATCCTGTAGGATTATTTCCAGTTGCAACATTTGTACTAATTCCTGTATTTGGATAGTTATCGCTTAAATAAATATTACTACTTGCTGCACTGTGAGTATGACCAATATCATTATGAAATGTTCCAGATCCACCAACTCTATTTGTTGTTTGATTACTTGCTGCAACAGAAACAACTGTGGTGTTCCATACAGTATGGTTGTGTGAAATATTTCCTGCAGTACTAGCCCAAGAATTTGTAGTATGATTATGAACAAGTGTTTCGGGCTCAAGGCTTATGCTTGTATTGTTCCAATATACAGCGTGAGTATGATTAAAAGATGCTGGATAAGATGGCTCAGATGAGACGGTAGATGTTAAAAATCTTCCAGAAGGATTATATGTTGCATTTACAACAATAGGTGGTAAATTAAAAGTTGTAGCAACTCCAGACTGATCAGTTACTCCAAGAGAATAGGCTGTTCCACCATATGTATTTGTAATAGCTTTATGTAATTCTTGATAAGTAAAAGTATTTATTGGTCTTCCATCACAAAGTAGCCACCCATTAGGTATCGTTGATGAATTAATCATAACAACTGAACCAACTGGATATGACTGAACATATCCGTTCTTATCAAGTGCGTAATCTCCTGAGATTTTTAAGTTTGCCATATAATATATCCTACTATAACTTCATTATAAAGTTCATTTGCAAAAATGGTATTAATGATACTGTTCCTGTTCCAGATGTTCCAGAACCACCAGCATTTGATGTATGATTGTGTGCCGAGGCAAGAGTATTAAGCGTAGATGAAACAGTATGTGCATGACTTCCACCAGTAGTATTTGTTCCTGCTGCAACAGTTGAAGAGTTTGTATTATGCGAGTGGGCTTGAGGTGTTCTGCTGATTGTATTAGTGCCAGTACTATTTGTAGCAAAGTTACCACCAGTATGTGTAGCAGAAGAAAATCCGATTGAAATAGTATGTGCGTGATCTACTTCAGCAATCGTCTGTGAAGGAGTATTGGTAGAAAAAGAAATAGCATTGTGTGTTCCCGTTGCATCAGCTATGGATAATGCTGGATAAGAGTATGAGTGAGTGTGTGTACTTCCTGCATTTATTGTACCAATGTTGGCACTAGAAGTTGCTCCAATAGGAAACTCTCCTCTTAAATCGGGTGTTCCATTCGTACCGTTACATAATACCCATCCAGAAGGTGCTGTGTTTCCAGCAAATGGCATAATAAAACCAGCTTGTGGAATAATATTTACTCCTGCTAATGCAGATCCTAAAGATTTTTTATCTAAACTTTCTTTTAGTTCGAAGTTAGCCATTATGCAGCCACCAAAGTTCTAACTAATGTAATAGCATATCCATTAACTGCATTTATTCTTAATTTAAGTGCCGAAGCAGTTGTACCTGCAGTAATTGTTGGAGAAGTAATTGTTCCGACAGTTTGAATTGCATACTCTGTTATAGAGGAGGTAGATCCATTAGACATTAGCATAACCTTTGATGTATACCTTCCAGTTGTACCATTACTTACAGAAACAATATATTCTGCACAAGAGTATGTGGAGCCCCAACTTGTTTCAGTTGATAGTTCCTGTTCTGATCCAGTTCCAGTTCCAACAAATGTATCTATTAAGACCTCTCCATCTATATCAACACTTGTAAATTTTCCAGTAGATGCAGTTGTTGCACCAATAGGCGTGTTGTCTACAGTTCCACCAGAAATCGTAAGAGCATTATTTATATAAGCATCTGTAATTTCTGTTCCATTCCAGGTTCCAGAAGTGATTGTTCCAACAGTTGCAATGCTATCGTCTCCAGTATAAGTTCCACCTGCTACTGCTGCAAGAGTTGCATCATAGGCTTGAACGTTTGTACCAATAGCAAGACCAAGATTTGTACGGGTTGTTGAAGCATCCGTTACTTCAAGAGCACCAATCTTTAGTGTTCCATATGTTGCAGATGTAAAATCAACTGTTCCAGTTGGTTGTGCTGTAACACCAGCAAATAGTTTCCATATACCAGAATCAGATGCGTCTCTAACTAAACCAGTATGATAATCTGTTGAAGATTGACGGTATCCTGCAAAGAAACCAATATCCAAAATATCTGCTGTGTTATTATCTGCAAGGGATATTAATGTATCATCAATATTAATTGTTGTCGCACTCAGGGAGCTTGCACCTTGTGAGAATGTAATGCTTCCATAAACTTCAAGATTAT